ATGCGATTGATCCGTCTCAGCCTCAGTATCGGGTTTTCCTCTGAACCATGACGCAAATCCCGATCCTAAATGGTATCTTTACGGATAACGGGCCTGACTTTCGCACGTCATACGTTATTAATATGATCCCTGTTCCCAAAGCCAATGGGATCAGTGAAGGCTTTCTGCGTCCTGCTGATGGCCTTATTGCCAATGGAACAGGCCCTGGCGTTGATCGCGGCGGCATTAACTGGAATGGTGTCTGCTATCGGGTAATGGGTTCCAAACTGGTCACTGTCGGCCCCACTGGCACGATCACAATCCTTGGCGATGTTGGTAACGATGGCAATCTGGTCACGCTTGACTATGACTTCGACCAATTGGGCATAGCGTCAAACAATAATCTGTTCTTTTGGAATCCGACCACCTCAACGCTATCGCAGAACACCGACCCTGATCTTGGCCCTGTTTTAGACATGGTCTGGGTTGATGGCTATTGGATGACCACAGACGGCGAGTTTCTGGTTGTCACCGATCTTGGAAACCCGCTGGCAGTCAATCCGCTAAAATACGGATCTTCGGAAATTGATCCCGATCCCGTTGTTGCATTGCTGAAACTGCGTAACGAGATTTACGCGCTGAACCGATACACCATCGAAGTCTTCGATAACGTCGGCGGCGATCTATTCCCATTTCAGCGCATCGAGGGCGCACAGATCGAAAAGGGCGTCGTTGGCACCCATGCTTGCTGCGTCTATCTGGAGAACATTGCATTCCTCGGCAGCGGTTTTAATGAATCGCCAGGCATCTACATCGGCGCTAATTCACAGACGCAGAAGATCAGCACGCAAGAAATTGACATGCTGCTTCTTGAATTTACCGAAGCGCAATTGGCTGAAGTGAAGCTAGAGGCACGCAACGACAGATCGCACCAGCATCTCTACGTCCACCTTCCCAATAAGACGGTGGTCTATGACGCATCGGCAAGCCAAGACCTCGGTCAGCCCGTCTGGTTCATCCTGACAAGCAGCCTTGTCGACTTCAGTCAATATCGCGCACGCAATTTGGTCTGGTGCTACGACAAATGGCTTGTTGGCGACCCAGCGAACAGCAATGTGGGGTATATGTCACAGGACATATCTTCGCATTATGGGCAGAAGGTGCGTTGGGAATTTGCCACGACCATTCTGTACAATGAAGGACGCGGCGCGATCATAACGAACCTTGAGTTGGTCGGTTTGACTGGCTCGGTTGCGTTTGGTCTCGATCCCACAATCAACACGTCTTATTCCACTGATGGGCAGACGTGGAGCCAACAGAAATTCATTAAGGCTGGCAAGCAAGGACAGCGTGCAAAGCGTCTTGTCTGGTTCCAGCAGGGATGGATGCGTAATTGGCGCATACAACGCTTTCAGGGCAATTCTGACGCGCATATCGCATTTGCTAGGCTGGAGGCCCAGATCGAGGGCTTAGCCTTTTAATGGTCACACCGTTCCGCCTTAATCTGACACGCGATCAGCTTGCCTCGTTCCTTCAAGATCATGAGCAGATCAAGCAGTTTGAAAAGCTGTTTCAGATTGTCGATACCATTAACACGGTAACGCTTGATGACGTGAGCGTTACTGCTGGCAATGCTGGTGCATCTGCGAACGAAGCGTTGAGCCAAGTTGAATCCCTGCAAAGCCTTGTTCAGCTATTGGCCTATGCACCGCAAGCACCGACACAAAGCGACATAGACGCGCTGCAAGACCAGATCACCGCATTGCAGCAACAGCCGCCGCCTAAAGAATATATCACCCCGCGATATGGTTCATTCTTTGATACGACAGATCAGACAGCGGCTGTCATCAACACCGCCTATGCAATGACGTTTAACACGACCGATCTGTCTTTCGGTATCACCCGTGGAAGCCCAACATCGCGCATCTATGTCGATAGTTCAAACGTCTATAACATTCAGTTCTCTGCACAGGTTGTAAACACGTCTGGAGGCGGCGCACATCGGATCTGGATATGGCTACGCAAGAACGGCGTGAACATTCCCGATAGTTCTACGGTTATTCGGATTCAGGGCAACAACACAGAAACTGTCGCTGCGTGGAATTTTCTGCTAAAAATGAGTGCAGGCGATTATTTTGAATTAATGTGGGAAGTCGATGATCTGGGCGTTCAGTTGCTTGCCGATCCAGCAACAGCGGTTCATCCAGCTATCCCGTCGATCATTCTAACAGTGACGGACAACGTAAGTTCCTTGGAGGTTTAACATGGCTGTGCTTACAAAGGTTTTGATTCCGGCTAAGACAGCCGAGGGAACGCAGACGGTTCAATACACCGCGACGAACGTGACCACGATCATCGACAAGTTCACTGCGACCAATTACGACACGGCAGCACGCACGATCAGCGTTAACCTTGTGGCGGCATCTGGCAGCGCAGGAAATGATAACCTGATCGTCAAGACCAAGACGCTTCAGCCGTCCGAGACATATACCTTCCCCGAATTGGTCGGCCAGGTTCTCGCAAACGGCAATTTCATCTCAACGATTGCCAGCACTGGCACGGCGATCAACATCCGCGCATCTGGCAGGGAGATCGGCTAATGAAGAAGCCATCATTTATCATCGAGGGTTTTGGCGGTCTGCGTGAAAGCGAACCGTTCATCACTGCCGCACAGAACAAGAAGAACACGCAAGTCGTAATCGAAGATTGGATGCTCGGCCCTGAAAAGCCCAGTAACGAGCGCGGTGCAAACCCTGAATATTGGCGTGCGCTTGGCAAAGCTATGCAGTGCGATGAGACCGAAGCCCGTCGCCGCCGCTGCTCCAATTGCGAATATTACGACAACTCAACCATGACGCAGGCCAAGATGGAACGCATCCCTTGGAACCAGTGGGACGTTGAGGCTGGATTCCGTGGGTATTGCCATAAGTTTGAATTCATCTGCCACGATCTTCGTTCCTGCCAGGCACATGAGGAGCGAGAATTTGAATCCGAAGATTGATTGTGATATGGTGCAGTCACCGAGCGTCATTGAGCAGCCGGTGGCTCACCTTCAAGGGTTTTGAATGACGCATCAACATGACACTTCGAGCGAAAGTTCACCATCTGGTGATCCGCTTGTTGCGCCTGTTATCCGCCATGCAGTCACTGAAGATGCCAAGCAAATTGCTATCCTTGGATATAGGTTCCACGAACAAGCCGCTTGGGCAGACATATTCAATTATAACGTAGGCGACTGCATTGCATCGCTTGAGCATTTTATCGGTCAGCCAAATTTTGTGTGCATGGTTGCAGAGGTTGATACAAAGTTTGTATCTTTCGGTTCGCTTGTTCTCAGCCCTGTATATTTCAACCATTTGCATATATCTGCGGAAGAACTTTTTTGGTGGTCTGATCCTGAATCCGAATATGTTGGCATAGGCAGAAAATTGAAAAAGGCGCTTGAGAAAGAAGCCCAAGATCGGGGCGCATCGTCAATTCAAATGAAGTCTATTGATCTTTTGAACGGCAGTAAAATGGCTCGATTATATGCCCGTGATGGCTACCGCCCTAGCGAGCATTCATTTATTAAAAGGTTTGTGTAATGGCTATCGGAACAGCAGCAGCAATTGCATTGGGCGCGGGTGCTTTAGGCAGTGCAGGCATTGGCGCACTTAGCGCGAAGAGCGCAGGCAAAGCGCAAGTTCGAGCCGCTGAACAAGGCGCTGCTGAACAGCGTGCTGCGCGTGAAGAACTGCGTCGATTGCTCATGCCATATACCGAAGCGGGGACGCCAGCCCTTCAAGCACAGATGGCTGCGTTAGGTCTATCAGGCCCAGAGGCGCAGGCGGCTTTCGTATCGCAGCAAGAGCAAAGCCCGATCTTTCAAGCTTTGGCCCGTCAGGGTGAAGAAGCAATGGCGCAAAACGCTGCTGCGACTGGTGGATTGCGTGGTGGAAACTTCCAAGGCGCATTGGCTCAGTTCCGTCCGCAATTGCTGAATCAGTTTCTTGAGCAGCAATATAACCGCCTCGGCGGAATGACTCAGCTTGGACAGCAATCCGCTGCTGGTGTTGGCTCGGCTGGAATGCAGTCTGCTACAAGCATTGCGGATCTTCTGGGCCAAGCTGGTGCTGCACGCGCTGGTGCTGCTTTGGGCGTGGGCCAAGCCTTCGCCCAACCGTTCAACATGCTTTCAACGCTTGGCGGTATGTCTGCCGCTAAATCAATGGGGTTTTGATAAATGGTACAGCCCTATAATTATTCGCTTAATGTTCCATCAGCTACTGAATCTTTTATGCAAGGGATTCAAATGGCGCAGGCTTTTCGCAAACAAGCGGCGCAGAATGAATCTTTAGAACGTGCCAAGCAGTTTCAGGCTGACCTTGCTGCAATCAAGGATGATCCATCGCCGCAAAATCTAACCAGTCTTTATGCCAAATATCCAGATTTTGGCACCGATTTAGATCGTATTTCAAAATCTATGGGTGAAGCTGATAAGCGCACCTATGGGACAATTTTACAGCGTGCAATTATCGCCAAACAGGGGAAAGCATCGCCTGAAGAAATTGCTGCAATATATACTGAGGGCGCAACTGCCGCTCAAAATTCTGGAAAAACAGATGTTGCAGAAAGATTCAAAGCCGCAGCATCGTTTGCGACAAACCCGCAAATGGATGATGATTTTGCCGCTCGATCATTGCTGAACCAATTTTTGCCAGATGATTATAAAATCATTTATGAGCAGGAAAAAGAACCGTTCATCATTTCAGAAGGTGCAGCATTCCTGCGAGGCCCATTGCTGAGGCTTGCTAAGGACGTTGAGCGACTTGCTGCTGGCGACATAACAAGCCAAGCTTTTGATTCAACGTGGGGTGAAGGCAAGGCATCTCAATATATTCAAACTGGAAAAGTAGAAGTTAATCCAGATTTTGATGTTCCGACTCAAGCAGATATTGACATGCTTAAGGCTGGAAAAATTTCACCGGCTGTTTTCAATCAAGCTTTTGGCCCCAAGGCAGCAGATAAATATATAGGAGGTCAGACGGCAGCCCCGTCTGGTACATTTCAAGGACAGTAATATTGACCCAATTGCCGACCTTGGAAAGCTAGGTTTTGCACCGACAAGCGGATTCAGAACGCAGCGCCATCAAGAGGCATTGGTTGCTCAAGGGTTGACCAAGACCAAAAGCGGATCGCATCCAATGGGTGATGCTTTGGACTTCATGCCGCCCAAGGGAATGTCTACGCAAGAAGCTATCGCTGTTGTCCGTCGAATGTATCCTGGCGTTAAGGCAATACCTAGCAACAAAGGCTCAATTCATGTAACCTTTCCCGGATGGGGACAGGCTCCTGACGTAAGCGGCTCTCGCCGTAGATATGGTGATTGAATATGGAAACTCCTGAAGAAAAAGCTTTGTTGGAGCGCATTCGTCAAAAAAAGCGCACGCCCGTAGCTATTGATCCTTTGAGGCCCATTCTTGGCGGTGAAACACCTGAAGCTGCGCAGGCACGTCGCGCTGAAGAATCTCGTGAATCCGCAAAAGAAATTCGAGATGTTCGTTCTGCTCAGATAGCAGAAGAAGCCAACATCCGTGCAGCACAATCATCTAATATATCTGCCGCTTCGGAAGCGCGTGCTGTTAGCGAAGATGAGCGCAAACGCGTCAAGGAATTGCGTGACGCTTATCGCGGCGAAGATGCCGTTAAGGATTATGAAAAAGCATTCCCGAATTATGTCGCTGCGCTGAAAACTGGGCCGAATGAAGATTTAACGCTGCTCTATCTCTATGCAAAGACCATCGACCCGCAAAGCACGGTCGGCGCAAGCGATATGGAAAACATCAATGCGTCCGATGCGCGATTGCCAGCAGCCGTTCAAGGCGCATTGCGTGAATTGCGTGCATCTGATGGCAAGTTTACCGATGCTGCTCGAACAAGCATTCGATCGGGCTTGCATAAGGTCATTACGGAAAAAAATCAGGCTTATAAATTTACGCGAGATCGCTTCACTTCTGATGCGCAATCACCTGTCTATAACGTCAACCCAATGCTTGTTGTCGGCCAGCCATTCGGCACACAGCAGCAGGTTGAGGATGTAAAATCATATTGGCGCAAGGAATATGAGCGCAATCCAGAAAGCTTGCCGGAAGAATATCGTCCAGAGCGAGTTTCGGCTCCTGAGATAAATATTCCGCCTGGCGGTGGCCCTGTCGCGACTGATCGCGACATTGAAATTACTAATGCCTTGCAACAAGCATGGGCTGGCAATCAGACAATCGAACAGATTGATGCGCTTTCACGTCAATTGACTGGAGGCAATGGATTGAGTCCTGAAACCATTCAGGCGCTGCGTGAGAACGAAACAACAAGGCAGAACATACGATTTAAGCCGTACATTGCGCCTTCTGAAGCCGAAGCACCTGCTGGAGGCGATCTGGGTCAAGCATTTTACGCTGGCGTTGGTGATATAGCTCAAGGCGTCGGAGACGTTTTTGGCATCGTTGCGAATCCAGCAAATGCTGTTGTCAATGCGCTGACCGGAGCCAATCTTACAACCGATCTTGGTCAGACATTCCGCGAAGCAACTGGCGCTCCGCAAGGTGATCCGCTGGCAACTGCAATCAATCGCGCTGGCATAGGTGGTTTAACAAGTGTCGGTGGCGCAATGGGTGCTGCACGCGTACTGCCTACCGCTGGCCGTGAAATTGCTGAGATATTGGCAACGCAACCTGCTCAACAGATCGCTGCAAATATTGGCGGCGCTTCAGCGGCAGAGATCGTTAGGCAACAGGGTGGCGGAGTGCCAGCACAGATCGCTGCAACGATTGCTGGTGGCATCCCTGCCGCTGGTGCTGTTAGTCAGGCGCAGTCTTTTGCTCGTTCTATTCCTGAAGCCGTTTCAACGTTCCGTGGCGTTCCTCAAGCGGTTCCTGCGGCGGTATCTGCTGCTGATGAAATTGCTGTCACATCCC